TGATGTGATTGATCTGCTTCCTCCTCTGTTGGCATGTCGTCGTCGGGCGCGGCCTTCTTGGCTCGCTTTGGTGAACCATTTGGTTCAGGTTTTGAACCATTTGGTTCGGCTACATCGCGGACAATCTGGGTCTGGCTCGCCCCCGTGACCGCCGCGATCTGCCGCGTTGACCAACCCTTGCGCGACAACTGCTGCGCCACATGTTTCCGGTCCTCGCGCTTGATTGTGTAGCTGATCTCATCAGGATTAATCAGGCACTCCTTGCCAAGGCGATCATACATGCGCTTGACCGACAGGATCAGATCGGTCGTCTCTTTCGTGAGATCAGGGCCGCCAATCTCCTTGGCGAGCACTAACCGAGGACCATCCCTTTTTTTCATTCTGTTGTCTCTCTCAGCGACAACCGCCCCGCACGATCGCGCGTGATCTGCACGCCTGCACCGTGCGCCTTCCGGGCGTCAGCCGGCATCAGGTTTTTCAGAACCTTCTCAGCATCGCGCGCGGTCTCGACGGCGCCGTGCGTCTGCAGCCAGCGTTCTGCTGCACCCTTCCAAACATCGAGCCCACCGAGGTCATACACTTTGACCAGATCAACAGCCGGCGGCGGCACCGGCTCGACCAGATCGATCGGCGGCGTGCGATCGCGCACGTGGTTCATGAACATGGCGCCGCGCCTGACCAGCTCGTCGGCATACGCCACATCGCGCTCGATGAACTCAATCACGGGCGGGTTGACGCCGGAGATGACCGACAGCGCGCACCGCTCGGCGCCGGTCACCTCCATGCACCACTGCAGCTGTGGTTGATACCTATCGATGATCACCTCCAGCGGCTCCCTGCCGCCGACATGCTTGGCCTCGATCGGACAGTCGAGCTGATCGCACCAGCCATCGAGCGTGACGGCAGCCCAACTGAGATAGGCGTGCTGGATCACCTCGCCCTGGCGCGACACCGGCCGGCCACCGTTGTGCCGCGCGAACCACTCCAGGTTCAGCGCCTCGGTCGCTTCGCCCAGGCGCACCGCCCAGACGCCGCTGAGGTCCTCCTCGACCTGTTGCCCGGTCATCTCGCGCCACAGCCGCATCACACCATCTTCATCGCCGATCATCAGCGGGCGGATGCGGCTGCCGGTGAGCTTGCCCTTGCGGGCCGCAATCTGCTCGGGGCTCAGCATCAGAACTGTCCCAGCCGCTTGAGATCGCAGCGCCACTGCAAGTCTTTGCCGGCCTCGCCGCGCAAAAACTCAATTTGCGCGACGGCTCGTTCCTTGCAGCGGCGCTCGGTTTGATATTGACCACCCTCGACAATGCCGATGGTGGCACTCCAGAAGACAAGCACCCAGACTTCCATGGGCATCCCCCATAGGAAACCGCTTGCGTAGCCGTAAGCTTGGTGTCAGGGTTGAAGTGCGTCGCGTAGCTGACAGTCTAGTGTTAGGACCGTAACACCCAAACGTGTTACGGCGCAATAGCCCAAGATGTCGTGGTCACACTCTCGGGTGTGAAACTACCCATAGAATGAACGCGCCAACGAACCTTGACGTGTTCACTAAAGCAAAGGCCTGCGGAGGCTGAAATGCCGAGGCAAAGACCTGACGCAATTGAGAATTTTCACGAAGTCGAACTGATAGATAACGACGGGGCGACTACGATTTATCGGACCCCTGATCCGGGCGTGGATCGTCGTCGCCGACAATCTCAAGAGCCAGCCGCGCAGCCTTCATCACCATCTGACGGTCAAACAGACCGCTGACGCGGGCGCCGTTTTTGAGCTGCCACGTAATCATCATCCGCTTGCCGCCCAGCGACGGCACGTTGACCCATTGCAATGTGGTGTTTTCAACGAGGAAGGCTTGGGTGATCACCTCCACATCACCAGTACTAAGATTAAGATCATGATGCTGCGGTGTTCTCAGGGAGGTGCCGACTTCGCCTGTCAAATCAGACATATCTAACCCCAGGTGCTGCCAAATAACTGGTACGAAACGCGATACTTCAACCTGACCCTGCTCGATTTTGCGCACGCTGTTCTGCGACAGGCCGCAGGCTTTGCCCACTGATTGCTGCGATAAACCACGTTCCCGCCGCTTAGCGGCGATGCGCTGCCCGATCTCGGCCGGGGAAAGTTTTAACATAAATGGGAATGAACGGGAAAGCATGGGAAAGGAGGTAACACCTATTCTTGTATAGTTCAATGGCTTGGGCCGGTTGTGTGTACAATGTTGCGGTCTTGACGGCTCAACACCACCGAGCGCAAGCTCGGTGGTGTAGACAACGCCAACACAAGTTCCCCATGTCCAAAGCAAGTCGCAACCGACCCGCGGCTGATATCGCCGCGATTGTCGAATATCATCTTGGCCGCGCCATCGAAATCTTTGGCAGCGAGCGGGCGTTGGCCCTGCGGATCGGCATCTCCCAACAGAACATGAACCGCATCGTACGCAAGGGGCAGGTGTCGCCCCAGGTTGCGATCGGTATCCACCGTGAAACCCAAGGCAAGGTGACCGGCAATCAGCTGCGGCCCGATCTCTGGCGTCGGCCGTCGCACGTTCCGGTTTCCTGATGATGCGGCGCGCCCCCGAGGCGCAGATGCAGCGAGCCGTGATGCAGCGGCTGCAATTTGCTCGGCGCCGGGGCTGGTCGGTGTGGGCCAACCTCAATGCCGGTATCCGATCGGGCCGGCTGGGCGCGGAACTGAAGCGCCAGGGCATGTTGCCGGGGCTTGGCGACATCTCGCTGCTGTCGCCGCAGGGCATGTATTTCGAGTTGGAACTCAAGACCGAGCGCGGCCGGCTGAGCGATGCCCAGGTTGCGCGCGGGATCGAGGTCGAGATGTGCCAGGGCAAGTATCAGGTCGCCTACGGCATGGACGAGGCGCTGAACGTACTGGCTGCATGGGGGGTACCATGAACGATTTGATCGGCGAGATGGTGGCGAAGGGGATGTCGGTCGCGGCGATCGAAAAGGTTGCGACCATGATCGCGGAGCTGAGGCTGGTCGCCGAGCAACGGAACGCGGCTGCCGAGCAGCAACGGATTGCCGCCGAGCGTCGTGAACGGCATGCCGCCAAGATGCGGGACTGGCGCGCCAGGAACACCGTGACATCACGTGACGGTCACGTGACGTCACGTGACGGTCACAGCGTGGTCCCTATAAGTAAGAAAGAAAGAAAGAAAGAAAGTAAGTTAAGAGGGCTCATTTCGCCAAATTGGGTTCCCGACGACCAAGACCGCGCCTACGCCCGCTCACGCGGGCTCGGCGACGACCAGATCGAAATCGAAGGGTAGCGGTGCCGGAACCACTGGCTGGCCAATGGCAAGCCGATGGCCGACTGGCATGCGGTTTGGCGCAACTGGGTGACCTCGCCGTTCCGGCAGCGCGGCCAGCGCAAGCAAACAATCAAAGAACGAAACAGGGAGGTACTCGATGGCGTCGAGCAATATCTCTACGGTCGTGCCGACCAGCAAAGAGAAGGCGACGGCGCTCGCGCGCATGGTCATCTCCTCCTACCCGTCGGCACAAGGATTGCCGGGGATGGCCGAGTATGCCAGCACAATCGTGACGATGCTGCAGGACTATTCGGGTCAGGTAGCGCAAGCCGGCCTCGACGCGGCGATGGCAGCGAGCCCGACGTTCCCGCCGCCGACGCCGCTCATTCGAAAGCACTGCGATGAACTGCTGGCCTCGACCCGGCAGGCATTCGGCTACGCCGCGCAGTGGGAGGAACAGTCGCGCAAACAGCTCGCCGAGCGGCTCGAGCTCGATCGCGGTGGTGAGAGCCTGGAGCACCGTCGCGGCGTCACTGAGCGGATCATGCGCGAGTATCACGCCGCGCATCTACCGCCCGAGACCGAGCAGGCCGTGAGCACATTCCGCCGGCTCACCGGCGAGGAGCTGACGGCAATCTACGGCAAGCACGAAGAACCACCCGCCGATGGATGATCATGACAGCTAACCTCACCAGAATTGATGGCGTGCCGAATAGCGAGGACGTGAACACGGCGCGCGGCATGGCGCACTTTCCTGGCACTGGTCCCGCCGGCAAGACTTGCGGCAGCTGCGCCCATCGTGGCTACTCACGGCAGGGGCAGCGTGAGTACTATGATCAAAAAACCGACAGTTTCTTTCGCAAGTTTTATCACTACTGTGGCTGCGAGATGTTCAAGGCGCTCACTGGCAAGCATGGTCCGGTGATCAGCCGCGGCAATCTAGCGTGCAAGTATTTTGAAAACGACGTGCGACGATGAGAGAGCGTCGGATGGGCGATCGGCGACGGGATAGAAAGGACGAAGTCTGCCTCGCTTATTCAGAGAAACAGATAAGCCGCAAACTTGCCGCCGCTCGCCTTAGCGAACTGAAATACGAGGACTGGGAAATAAACCTCTTCCTCGATGATGATCAAACCGGCCCGGATGATGATGATGGCGTGGAAGTGCAGCGAATGCGGTGAGCACAGCGCGGAGCCATACTGCCCCAAATGCGGTGCTCCGCCGACTGCAAGATAGGAGAGCGTCGGATGGATTGGCGGCCAATTGAGACCGCGCCGGATCAAGAGCCCGTCCTTGTGACGAGCGAATTTTTCCCAGGCTGGTTTGACATTGGCGCCGCCGCGCTCGGCGAATGGCGGACAGGCTTAATCGCAGGCGACCTGATGCGGCACGCGCCGACGCACTACGTTCGGCTAGAGCCGTTGCCAAAGCGGAGAATGGACTAGAGGAGCAGATCTTGCTCACTGGCAAACAGCGTTACCGGCAAATCAAGGTGAAGGCCAAGATCATCGCTGATCGCCAGCTTCGTGAATTCATGGCGGGCACGCTCGACATCCTTCCCTGCCGTGGCGACCTTGAGGACGAGCTTATATGCCGAGAGTTTGATCGGATGGCCGCCGAACTGCGATCTGCAAAATAGGAGGGTCGGATGCGCTATGAGGACCAGCCGGGGAACGAACACCTTCGCGACGAATGGCTCTGCAAAACGTGCTGCGCTCGTTTTCCTGCATCAGAGATTTTTGTGAGATTTCGAATGCATTGCCCGCGCTGTGATGCAACCGATATAGAAATGACGGGATCTAGGGACGCTAAAAAAGCGAACTGAACAAAGGAGCCTTTTTTTGATGCCGAAACTACGCGGCGCCACCAGCCGGCATGACATTGCGCGGACGCCGCAGCCGGCGTCAGGTTATTTGCTGCCGCCATCATCGCCGATGAACACGCTGGCAACGTTGTGCCTGGTCGCAATCTCCGATCCATATGACGAGCGCCGTCGGGTGCGGGCGATTGCGCGCATCGATCTGCTCGATCGCGAGCGCCGCGCCCGGCGCATTGACGAGGCCTCGTATCGTGTCGGTCGCGAGGTCGAGGACATGTTCGAAACCATGAGCCGGATCGGTGGTGGTGGGCAGTGGCTGGAAGGCGACCGCATTGATGCGGCCTCGACCGCCGAGCTGGCGATCGTGCTCGGCGTCGAGCACGCCCGCGCGGTCAACGCGTTTCTCGGTTGGCTGGTGCAGCACCTCGGTCGCCGTGACACCAGATTGCTGTGGGATGTGCTCGGCAACCGGCAATCCTTCACTGGGGCGGCAACTGCCCGCGGCTACCTGGGCAGCCGCGGTGTCCACTACGTCACCGATCGGTTTCGCGATGCGCTGTCGGAATTGGCCGAGGTCAAGGCAGCAACCGGCACAGGATCACGCAGCGGAGGCCAGCCATTGCGTCGCGGGGTCGCGGTGGTAGCGTCATAGCCGGCGGTGTCGCAAAACGCACCGACGGTGTTCGCTGGGGCAATGCGCGCCTTTCGGCTATAGATTACCAGTTGACATCAATGGCAAATCAGCAGATATCGCCAGTGTTCCAGGCTTTCGCTCGGCGTCATCCCTGTGTGCCCCCCTCAGCGATCCGCGCCTCCTTGGTTGCCTGGAACAAAACGAGGCCCCGCCGCGATCCCTCACGACGGGGCCTTTGCATTGCAACATCACGCAGTGTTACGGGCGGCGCGGTTTTGTTGAACGCCACAGCTGGATGATACGCCGGTTGCGATTGACTTCGGCGTCGATGCCGGCGGCTTTGGCCCAGTAGCGCACGGTCTGCCGCGACACATCAGCGAGCGCCGCGATCTCGGCCATGGTGGCGTCGCCGTTGCGCATCATGGCAACAGCCTTGTCGCGCAGTCGATCTCTGCTAGGGTTGTCGATCATTTCGCTGTCCATGGCCTTGGGCTCCACTCAGGTTGTGTTGACCGAAATGCTAGGGGACCGGAGCGGGTGCCAACCCCCCGGTCCCCGCTCAGTTTCAGCGATCGCGCCAGGCGTCGATCGCGCTGCCGATCGCGGCGTAAAGCAACCAGGCTACGCCGCAGATCAACAGCATCACAGCAATCAATTCCATCACTGCACCTCGCTCATTTTTCACTGATCTCGTGGGCCATGGCCAGAAAGGCCACCACCACCACGAATACCACGAGCGCGAAAAAAATTGTCGATATGAACTCCATCACTGCACCTCCAGTCGGTTGCGAACCCGCGTCACCTGCACCGCGGTCCAGGCGTTGCCCTGCGCGGTGGCGATGCCGTTGTCGTTGAGAGCGCGCGCCGCCTCGCGATGCGACAGGGTGGTCATCTGCGCGAAGATATCGCGCAGCGCCTCGGCGCGAGCTTGCGCCCCCTGGGCGTTGGCATCGGACTGGGCGCGGTGACCGCCGATCTTGATGCCGCGGGCCTTGGCCGCAGCCAGAGCGTCGGTGGTGCGCCGCGAGATCATGGCGCGCTCTTTCTCGGCCAGCGCGGCGTAGATGTGCAGCAGGAACGGATCGGTGTCGCGGCCCAGCTCGGCGACGATGAACGGCACCTTGTGCCGCATCAGGCCGGAGATGAAATGCACGTCGCGCGACAGCCGATCGAGCTTGGCAACGATCACCGGCACGCCGGCCTTCTTGGCGGCATCGATCGCGGCCTTGAGCTGCGGCCGGTTGTCGTCGGTGCCGCTCTCGACCTCGACATGCTCGGCAGCGAACACGTAGTTCTCGGCAGCAGCGAACCGCGCCAGCGCCGCGCGCTGCGCCTCCAGGCCGAGCCCGGAGCGACCCTGCTTCTCGGTCGAAACCCTGATGTATGCGATTGCGTTCATGACTTTGCTCCACTCATTGGTCGCCGTGCCAACGGCGATGACGCAGCTGTAACAGGCCAAGCACTACTTGTCAACTGACAAGTCGCCCCACACTTGGTCAGGAGGAAATCGCATCATGCCAGTGGCTCGCGGTCGCAAGGGCGTTCGTCAGGAGCTGGAGAAGTTCAAGGCCGGCAAGCTGCACAGCGGCAGCAAGACCGGGCCGGTGGTCACCGCGCGCAAGCAGGCGGTGGCGATCGCGCTCAATCAGGCTGGCATGTCGAAGCCGAAGCGCCGCGGCGGTCAGCGCCGGTCGTAGTCGCGCTGCTGCTGATCGCCGCCATAGAACCGATAGCGCGATTTCGACTGATCGTCGGCCTGCAGCAACACCCAGGCGATGAAGGTGATCGCGCTGAGCGCAACCACGGTGTACAATACCCGCCCTATCATCGTACCATTAACACCTAGCATTTGATAAGGCAGCATATGGCGAAGGGCGCGCACCTCGAAAAGCATCAGTTTCAGAAAGGTCATCCAGGCGGTCCCGGCCGACCGAAGGGCTCGCGCGCCAAGCTGCAGGAGATGGCGGTTGCTGTTCTCGCGGCCGACTTCGAACAGCACGGTGAGGACGTGGTTCGTAGGGTCCGCGAGAAGCGACCAGAGGTCTATCTCGCCTCGGTGGTGAGCTTGCTACCGAAACAGGCGCAGAAGCTCGAAAGCCCGTTCATCGACTTGAGCGATCAGGAGATGGACCAGCTGGAGCAGCTGCTGGCGGCTATGCGCGCCAAGACGGTCGAGGAGCTGGAGCAAGCCAACCCAGCACCGGCTCATGCTCCAGTTCCTCGGCAGCGCCACATCCTCAACGGCAGCGCAGTCAGGCGCCAGCAGGAGGTCGAGGCATGCCGCCAGCCGATCGCGAGCGCCGACACACCTCTCGACTGCGGCACTACTACCGCAACCGACCCAGCTATCAGCTGCGACGCAAACGGCTCAAGTACCACAGGAGGATCGGGGACTGCGGACAACAGGACCGATGGGAGGAGGAACGACCGACAGGGGACGGCCGAAACCTGTGAACACCAGGGTGTTCTGCCCGGTTCTGGCTCACCCCTCGACCTGCCTGGTTCTGATGGAAAACCTGAGTGATATCAAGGACTTAGGCCTCATAACAGCCGGGTTGTGTAACACGTCAAGGTTCGTTGGCGTGTCACACCTCGAGCCCATCAACTGAGAAACCTCAGCGATTTCAAGGGCTTGGCATCGATCACCCTCTGCACCCCCCCCTCCCTATCGGGGTCAGACCGCATCGGCGGAGCCAGCCTGTGCTTGGGCCCTCCCACGGGGGTATGTGCCCTTGCTTCCCATGGGGGTATGTGGGCATCACCCCCTTTGAGGGGCCCCAACGGGGCTGTTTCAGCCGGGCGCGGCCGAGCGGAACGTACGGTATCTGGATGAGGCCGGGTCTTGGCGGCCCATCGAGCCTTGGTCTCTCGGGTGAGCCGGGTTTCGGCGGGTGGGGGAGCCGCGCGCGAGGGGGGCGCTGGTAAATTCGAGGTGTCAAGACAGCACCACTGACCTGATTTTGGGTAGCTGGTTGGGGTTGCTTGTGATCCCGGTTGAGATCAAATTTGCGGCAACCAAACAAGGTTGTGTTTTAGAGTAGGTACCCACCAAACGCGAGGAGGTAAGACCATGCAGCCAGTACTATGCTTTATCGTGCCGATCGACACCAGCTTGGCGCCGACGCATCCGATCGCGCCCGGCGGACCACCGCCCGGTTATTGGGGTGGTGTTGCGCCGCCATGGCCAACGCATCCGATTGCCCCGGGTGGCCCGCCCCCGGGTTACTGGGGCGGCGTGGCACCGCCGCTGCCGACCCACCCGATTGCGCCTGGAGGTCAGCCTCCGGGATATTGGGGTGGCGCGCCGCTGCCGTGGCCGACACCGCCGATCGCGCCGGGCGGGCCGATCAGCATCTGGCCGAGCCCCGGCCGACCCTCGCATCCGATCGTGATCCCGCCGCCGGAGCAGGGGCCGCAGCCGCCGGCTGAGGGTGCCAAGCCGCCGCCGCCTGAAGGTGGTTGGGGCTATCACCCGGATTACGGCTGGGGTTACTTCCCACCCGGCGGCAAGCCGCTGCCGCCCGGCAAGAAGTAGTAAGCTCAGAACGGACACGCCCGACAGCGACGCCGGGACTGGTGAAACGCTAGCACCTCTGCCACCAGCCCTAGCGCACCTTGCCCCACCTCGTTGGCCGTCTCGCAGCGGCTGGCGAGGTGGTGAATGACCTCGATCAGCTCATCACGCGACAGCTCCTCGATCGGGCGCCCCTGCCAGTACATGCGGTCGCCGTCGTCAGGCATCGTTCAGAGCCTTGTGGCAGGCATCGTTCAGAGCCTTGTGGCCGACGAAGATCGCGGGCGGCACCGGCAGCGTCACGTCGCCGGTTGGTCGCCATAGATGCAGGCAGTACGGGTGATTGTTGATGTACGACGAGCGTGGCGGATGCAGCTGCATCACCGTCTCCTCGTCGTCCCAGAACAGGTCTTTGACGAAGCACATCTCGGCCCAGTTTGGGGTGCGGTGCTTGGTCGAGACGATGACGTGCTCCCAACCCTCGGCGTCGGTGTCGCTGCCGCTCGACAGGATAAGCAGCGCCTGACCCTTCGGGCCGATGATGTTGAAGGCACCGTGCAGATCGCCTGGGCGACTGGCGTAGTAGCCGCTGTGGACACGCCCAACCTCAAGTTTTTCGCCGAGTGTTTTTCTCATGCGGTGCCTTTCGCCTTCCTAAGCTGTTTTGCAACTTTGAGGGACCCCTCGTAATCGGCGGCGAGTGCCTTAAGCATGTCCTTTTTGGATACGCCAAGCTGCAGCACCATCTGCATCAGCAGGTTGATGGAAATGTCGAGCTGAGCACTGTTGATGGCTCGTAGGTCGATGCCGTGGATGCTGGCGAGCTGCTGAAACCGCGTCAGCGCAGCCGACATGTCGCCGTACAGCTTGTTTTGCAGATCGGTGAAAACCACGGCGGTTTCGGTCATGGTTTTCCCCGCGCGTATTGCCAGACGATCGAGATGCGCCAGCGTTGTTTTTTGCAGTGGTCGCGCACCCGCTGCCGCGACCAGCCGCGCATGTAGCTGACCCGTGGCGCCGTCTGGATCACGACATCGTCGTGCAGGACCACGCCGCAGTAGAACTTGGGTGCGTCAATCACTGCGAGAATTTCGATCACTTTGGAGGCTCCACTCATGATCGGTGCTCTGATTGGAATTATCGTCACCCTCATCGTGCTCGGTGTGATCTGGTGGGCGATCCAGCAGCTGTTGCCATTGATCCCGCTGCCGGAGCCGTTCCGTCGCATCATCTACGTGCTGATGGTGGTCATCCTCGTGCTGATCGTGGTCTACGTGATCCTGACGTTACTCGGCAGCGTTGCCGGCATCTCGCTGCCGCACTGGATCAGATAAGCCGGCATCATTCACGCGCGACCTTCAATGTCGGGCTGACCTTCGAAGCGCGCGAGCTGTTCCTTGAGCAAGGTCACGACATCGGCGCGCTCGGCGTTGCTGATATAGTTGCAGCGGCTGGGGCCGATGCCAAAATCAAACACCATCATGACGAAGCCGACTTTGCGCGGGCCGTCACCGTTGAATTGCTCATCGAGAAAGCGAGCGAGCAGGTTCATTGTCTTATGGTGTTTGGCCTCGATCGGTGCATCGCCTAGACGTTCTGGCATGATCAATCCATCCTGCAGGTTTCGTATGAGCCGTCAGATTGCACGATCGTCACCAGATCATGCTCGTGGACGAGGATCACCTCGTCGCGCAGCTTGGTGCGCGCCAGCAAGCGAAACGGTGGATCACCCGGATAGGTGATGGTGAGATTGGGCTCCAGGGTGTGGCCGTGCATTGGAAACCAGCCGCCGCCGTGGCCGTAGCGCTCGTTGAACTGCTCGCGCGCCGGCCGCGGATCGTTGTCTGAAATCATGCCCGGTAGATAGCCGAGATGCGCCGGTGTCATCCTTGGGTGCAACAATTCCCAGGTGATCATCACGCACTGCCCTCGGCGTCACCAAACCGCAGCTGCAGCTCATCGCGGACGCGATTGCATTCCGCCATCAGCAGGCTGGCATTGTGCGGGTTCGCCGGGTGCTCGTCCATCCAGGCAAAAATCGTTTCGGCACCAGCGAGGAAGGCCCAGCGCAACTCGCTGAGCATCGTGGGTGTGAGGCTCTTATCGAGCAGCTGGCTGAACAACACCCAGTGAAACTCGATCAGCTGGCCGTTCTCGGCATGCTCAAGCGCAAGCCGCCGAATGCTGCGATCAATAGCACCGATCCTCTGCATCATATGGTCCATCGCGTTGCTCTGGCTCAGTAACACCCTTCAGGTGTTGCGAACGTAACAGGCCAAATTGCGGCAGGCAAACCTTAGTTGTGGAAAAACAACGTCGTCCACCTGACTTAAGAGAGGAAAAATGCCGCGCATCCGCAAGCCACCCGCGCAACAGCACACCGAAGCTGAATATGCCGCGCTGGAGCTGCGGTTGCAGCAGCAGGAAACGATGATGCAGCGGTTTCGGCTCGAAAAGGAACGCCGCGCCGCATTGAACCGGTTGGCAAATTATGCGCCATACCCAAAGCAGCTCGAGTTTCACGAGACTGGCGCCAAGTATCGCGAGCGCGGCTTCATGGCCGGTAACCAGCTCGGCAAAACCCTGGCTGGCTCGGCCGAGATGTCGATGCATCTCACCGGCCGATACCCAGACTGGTGGCGCGGCCGGGTCTACGACAGGCCGATCCGCGCCGCGGCCGGCTCCGAGAGCGCCGAGCTGACCCGTGATGGCGTGCAGCGCCTGATCGTCGGCAACCCGCGCGACGAAGGCTCCTGGGGCACCGGCATGCTGCCGAAGGATGCCCTGGCGCATTGGACGCGGCGCAATGGCGTCTCCGATGCGCTCGATGGCATCGTCGTGGTGTGGGGTGGTGGCGGCGACGTGCAGCAAGGCCACAGCACGCTGAACTTCAAGGCCTATGAGCAAGGTCGCGCCAAGTGGCAGGCCGATACCCTCGACGCGGTCTGGCTCGACGAAGAAGCGCCGATGCCGATCTACAGCGAGGCGCTCACCCGCGTCAGCTCGACCAACGGCATGGTCTACTCGACGTTCACGCCGCTGATCGGCATGAGCGAGGTGTGTCGGCGCTTCCTGCTGGAGCCGTCGCCCGATCGTGTCCTCGTCAACATGACGATTGACGATGCGTTGCACTACACCGCCGAGCAGCGCCAGAAGATCATCGATGGCTACCCGGCACACGAGCGCGAGGCTCGCGCCCGCGGCACGCCGCAGCTCGGCTCCGGCCGCATCTTCCCGGTGCCCGAGGCGGATATCGCGATCCCGGCGCGCATCTTTCCAAAAGAGATGGCGCGTATCCGCGGCATCGACTTCGGCTTCGATCACCCGTTCGGCGCCGTCGAGCTGGTGTGGGATCGTGACGCCGATGTGATCTACGTCACCCGCGCCATCCGTATGCGCGAGCAGACGCCAGTCATCCACGCCGCCGCGATCCGCGCCTGGGGCATGGAGTGGGTGCCGTGCGCGTGGCCGCATGATGGTCTGGCGCACGACAAGGGCTCCGGCGATCAGCTCGCCGCGCAGTATCGTTCGCAGCATCTCACCATGCTGCACGAGCGCGCCACCTTTCCCGATGGCGGCAGCGGCGTCGAGGCCGGGCTGATGGCGATGCTCGATCGAATGCAGACCGGCCGGCTGAAAGTTTTCGGACACCTCAACGACTGGTTTGAGGAGTTCAGGCTGTATCACCGCAAGGACGGTAAGGTGGTGAAAGAGCACGACGACCTGATGTCGGCGACGCGCTACGCCATCATGATGTTGCGATATTCAATCACTGAGCCGGTGCGTCGGCCGCGGCTGCCGCCGTCTGGTTCCTGGCAGGCAGCGTAGTCATGGCCCTCGATGATCTCGGTGGTGGTGGTAGCTGGTTTCCGACGCTCGGCGAGATGAACGCCTACACGCCGGAATATTCGCGCGTGCTCGGCGCCTGGGCGCCGTTCAGCGGCGGGCCACAGCCGCCGATGTCGACGATGGACTTCATGCGGCAGTACGGTGCCAACACCGCAACGTCGCCGGCTGCGGTGCCGGCGTCGCCGGCTGCACCACCGCAGCTCGGGCCACCCAATTTCAGCCCGCCGCCGCAGGCGGTGACACCACCGCAACAGCAACCAAATTATCTGATGAACTTCCTCGCCGGCTTGCGCGCACCGCGAGCGCGACAGGTGCCGCAGCTCCCGCAGCTGCAGCTCGGCGGCGGCACACGTCTGTCGATGATTGGGAGAGGGGTCCGTGGCGTCTAATCTCTCCGATATTGGCGGGCTGTTCGAACGCGGCGCGCCGGATTGGCTGGAGGGCGCGCAGTACGAGGCGCCGACGACGGTTGGTGGCCTCGGCGATGTGTTCGAGCGCGCTGCTGCGCGTCTGGCTGGCCAGCGCCATATCCCGATCGATCGCGCCGCCCAGGCGATCGCCGAGCAGCGCATGGGCGAGGCGGCCAAGTACGCGAGCTGGGCTACCGGCGCCGGCATGGGCGGCAGCATGCTGTCGCGTCTCGCTGCACCGACAGTGTCGATGCTGCTCGATCCTGGCGAAGCTTATGGCGCTCCGAAGCTCGGCCCCGCTGTTGCTGCCGCCGGCAAAGCTATGGCGCCGGCAACTCGAGCCGAGGCCTCGGCTATGGCGGTGCAAGACGCGCGGTTGGCGCCGAATGCGCTGCGGTTCTGGGAGCATGTGCCGCCGCCGACACCTGAAGCACAGATGTTGCTCGGCAATCCCGATCTGCGCGGCTCGATGAACACGCTCGACAATATTCCGTTTACCTACAAGGGCAAATCGCCGGCCGAATGGACACCGCAGCAGTGGGAAGAGGTGGGAAAAAACTTTGGTATTCCCAACCTGGGGCCGGAGAGCAAGGCGACCGCGTTTCCCTACAGCGACACTGGTACGTTCAACATCCCTGGCGGCCTGGAAGGCAAATTCACCTACTATGATCTGCTGCGGATGAAAGCTGATGCCATCGATCCGGCTCGCATCGATCCGCAGCTGCACAGCCAAATCCACTCGAAACTGCTGCGCACTATGACGCCGGAGGAAGGCGCGTCGCCAGCGCAAGTTTGGCAAGGCCTGATGTTCGGCATGACCTCGCCCAACAATCCGCTGTTTCCTAATCAACTCACCAGCTCGATCCTGCGCCTACGTGATCCGCAGCTGCTCGATCAGCTCGCCGGCTCGATCCCGTGGAAGGTTGGTGAGACGGTGCCGAAGGAAGTCCGCAAGGAATACAACGATCGCGTCGCCAGCATGTTTGGTTTGCAGTCTGGTGAGAAAGGCGGGCTCGGCTCGCGCGGCACCACCGACTACACCCGCATTGCCGAGCTGGCGCAGATGTACAAAGAGAAACCAGAATGGTTTGCCAAGAAAGCCGGCGAACCATGGGACCAGTACGTCGAGCGCCTTACCTCCCAGGTCAAGGGCCTGTCGGCAAAGACAGGGTCACTCAGCGGTGTCTGGCAAGATCCGGCCAAGGCCGACATCTCGGCGATCGATCGTCATATGGTCAACGAGTTTGACCGACAGGTTGGTCTATTCAAGACGCCGGAGGAACGTGCAGCGTTTGAGCAGCGCGCGGTCGAGCGTTGGAACAAGATGAAGGAAAACAACAACAAGCAGGTCGATAGCTATCAGCAGCTGCTGAACACCTCGGGCAGCGATGGCTTCCTCGGTGGCATGAAGCTTGAATATGTCGGCGCCTCGTCGCAGCCGCTGTTCCGCACCGCCAAGGGTGAAGTCAACAAGAATATTCCGCCATATCTGGCCAATGCTGATTTCCCGGTCGAGCCGACCAACGTCAACATCATGGGTGATGCCTATCATCGGGCGCTCGATTGGAACGCGCAGGATGCAGCGAGCCGAGGTCTCGGCCTATTCGGCGGGCAGTGGGCGCTGTGGGACCGCATCCGTAATCGTCTGGAGCCACACGAAAACATGTTCCCCGGCCTGGAGCGTATGCCGGCGATGTCGCGCGAGCAGCTCCGCGAGGTCAGCCGCGAGCACACGCTGTCGGGCCATAAGACCTACGGCAAGGTGACCGGTGACGATGAGGTGGTTTCGCTGAAGCCGACGCGCCCGCGTCCCAATCCTGGGTCGTTTGGTTATCTGACGCTGCCGCCGCTGTCGCTACTGGGGCTCGGCCTGGCGCGAGATAACGAGCAATAAAAAACCGAGCGCCTAACCGTTTCCCGTACCCAGTGCGGGGACTGTGTCCCCCTAGGGCGCTGCGTTTCCGACGAGGCGCTCGGCAACCTCTTTTCTAACACCTTAAGGTGTATATGGCAAGCAAGCGCAAACGCAAGCGGGCGCGGAACCCATCTGCGCCGGTCACCGAGACCCGCACCACCGCCACCGAAGCTGATGGCGAGGACGCGCGCGTCGAGAGCAACGAGACTGGCATCCCCGAGGTTGCTCCGACCAGCGATCTCGACAAGGTGCATCAGGAGGCGATCGATCGCTACGATGACGCCTGGGAAAAAGACCGCCTCAACCAAGATGAGGCCTATGACGATCTAAAATTTCTCGCCGATGATAACGCACAGTGGGACGCGATTGCGCTTCAGCAGCGTGTCAGTGAGCGGCGTCCGGTGCTGACCGTGAACAAGTGCCCGCAGTTCATCCGGCAGGTGACCGGCGATATCAGGCAGCTGCGTCCCGCCATCCACGTTGTGCCAATCAACGAAGGCAGCGAGGCGCTCGCCAGCGACGTGCTGCCGGAGATGGTGCGCTACATCGAGCGGCGCAGCGACGCCAAGGGTGCCTACTTTCATGCCGCCGATCAGATGGTGTCGGCCGGCATCGGTCATGTCCGCGTCTACACTGAATATGCCGGCTTCGGCACCTTCAATCAGGAAATTGCCATTGGCCCGGTGGTCGACGGCATCGCCGTGGTCTGGGATGCCGACGCCAGCGAGCTGACGCGCCGGGATGCCAACTATTGCTTCGTGCTGTTCGACTTCGCGCGCAAGGTCGCGGAGCAGAGGTGGCCCGACAAATCGTTTGATGCACCGATGGCGGCGCCCGGCGCAGCATTCGATGGCTGGGCCAGCGACGATCATATTCGCGTCGCCGAGTATTGGCGCAAGGTGCCGATGGAGCGCGAGCTGGCGGTCTATCCGACCGGACAGGTGATTGATCTCACCGACGATGATTACGACGAGAGCACCGAGCCCGAGCAATTTGCCGAGCCCGAGGCCGAGCCCGAGGACACACCCGAGGACGACAAGCCATCGCAGGACGAGGCGCACTATCGTCCCGGTGAGGGCGAGGAACGGTGCGCCAATTGCACCATGTTCCGGGCGCCGGCTCACTGCACCGCGATCCAAGACCCGGTGCGCGCCGATATGCTGTGCGATTATTTCGAGCTCAAACCGGAAGCGACGCTCGCCGACATGGCCGGCGGCGATCTCTACGGCAACCCGCAGCGCCCGCAGCTCGGCCCCGGCATGGGACCGAAACGCGCCGACGCGATCGCGGCCGGCGCCACCATCGAGAAGCGCGACAGCTACCGGGTCGAGCGCATCATCATGTCGGCGACCGAGATACTGGAGGGCCCCGAGCAGTGGCCCGTCATGCATATTCCGATCGTGCCGTTCATCGGTGAGCAGGTGACGATTGGCCGGCGCGTCGTGCGCCGCGGCATCGTCCGCGTCCTGAAAGACGTGCAGCGGCTGTACAATTATGCGATTTCTGCTGATGCCGAAGCGGTGGCGCTGCAGCCCAAGGCGCCGTTCAAGGGCACCCGCAAAAACTTCGAAAATTTCCTCGACCAGTGGGAGACCGCCAACACTCGCAATTGGCCGTTCCTCGAATACGATCCCGATCCCGAGAACGGTGGTCGTCCCCCCGAGCGCGAGCCGCCGCCGGTCGCGAGCACCGGCATCAGGGAGCTGCTGAACACGGCGACCGGCGATATGTCCGCCGTCACCGGCATCTATCCGGCGGCGCTCGGCGCCACCAGCAACGAGACCTCGGGCAAGGCGATCACTGCGCGGCAGCGCGAGGGCGACACCGGTACGTTCCACTACATCGAGGCGTTCGCGCGCGGTGTCGAGCGCGTCGGTCAAATCGTGGTTGATCTGATGCCGCACGTTTACGACACCGAGCGCACGCTGCGCGTTGTCGGCGACGACGGCAAGGCTACCAAGATCGAGATCAACAAGCCGATCATTGATCCCAACGGCGACGGCATCGACACCATCACGCTGAACGATGTCACCATCGGCAGCTATCAGGTTGCAGTCGAGATGGGGCCGAGCTACTCGACCAAGCGCGAGGAAGCTCGTGATGGCATGCAGACCTTGATGCAGTCGCTCGGCCAACAGGTTGCGCCGTTGTTTGCTGATCTGTATGTGCGCGGCCAGGACTTTCCGCTCGCCGACAAGATTGCGAAGCGGCTGCAGTTCCTGTTGCCGCCGCAGATCGCGCAGGCAGAGGCGGCACAGTCCGGTGAACCGCCACCGCCGGCACCACCGCCGGCACCACCCAATCCCGAGGTTGCCCTGAAGCAGGGCGAGCTGCAGCTCAAGCAGCAAGAGGTGCAAGGCAAGATCGCGCTGCAAGGCCAGCAGCTGCAGCTCGATCAGAAGAAGCTTCAGGTCGAGCTGGCCAAGGTCGATGCCGAGCTGCAGAAGGCGTTCATGGCGCAGCAGACCTCGATGGCACAGACCCGTGCCGACATCGTCGACAAGCACATCGATCGCGCCCACGAGATCGGCATGGCGACCGTGCAGCATGGTCGCAACACGGGCGAAGCTGACGTGCAGCGTGGCCACGAGATCGGCATGGCTATGGCGCAGCGCGACCATGAGGCCGGCATGGCCGAGATCGCCAGTCGTGCCGCCAACGGCAACGGCAACGGTGCGGCGCTGGCCGAGCCAGAGGTCGCCGACGATATGCAGCAGCAGCGCGAGATCGATGGGCTAAAGCGCGCCGTCGAGGACTTGCAGCAGGCAATGCTACATCTCGTCAACATGCTCGGCGGCGGCGGTGCCTCCTCGGCACCGGGCGGAAGCCCTCCAGGCGGCCCGGTGATGGGTCCGCCGTCGCCGGGACCAGCACCACCACCGCCGATGGCCCCGTTCATTGGTGAGCCGCAGCCGCCGCCGCCTGGCGCGGCGCCGGCAGGAGCACCACCCGCAATTTAAAAAGGTTTCGAGCCGTGCAGCCGCATGACGCGGCAGCCGCCGAAAAGTAGCCGCCCTCTGGGCGGTTTTTTTGTTGGAGCAAACAATGAACCTTGACGACGACGAGAAGACGCCCGCGCCAGCCCCGAGTGTGCCAGCCGGTGATCAACCCGAAGTCAGCGACCAGCCCGAGGCCGAGGAGGCCGAAGGCGAGGAGGCAGAGACCGAGACCCTCGAAGACGACGATGAGGGCGACGACGACGAGCAGGACGAGGACGAAGACGAGGACGGCGACGACGAAGACAAGCCCAAGCGCAAGTCTGGGTCGCGCGCCGCGCGCTACAAGCGACGGGCTGAGGCAGCCGAAGCCCGTCTGCAGGACATGCGCAGCCGTTCCAACGGCAGCCTTCCTGCAGACGTGAGCAGCGAGGCGGCACTCAATCGCCACATCGCGCAGCGCGTCTATAACGAAATCGGCGATCCGCCCAATCCACAAGACCCGAGGTGGAAGGACAACTACGTCGGGTTTGAACGGGCGGCCCAGGCCTACGAGACCGATCTGCGACAGGTCGAGCGTTCGGTGCGCAAGGAGATGCACGCCGATTACACGCGCGAGCGGGAGCGGATGGGTCAGCTGGTTGCTGATCACAAGGAACGCATCGCGAAGCTTCGCACCAAGGTCAAAGACTTTGATGTGATCATGGCCCGCGCCACGGTCCCGGTGCATCCGCACGTCGAGCGCCTGATCCTCGAAAGCAAGCGATCTGAACGCATCAGCCTCGTGCTGGCAAAAGATCAGTCGCGGCTCGTCAAGCTCAACAACATGTCGCCCGAGGCAGCCGCTCGCGAGATCGGCCGCATCGAGGGACGCCTGTCTCTGCCGCAACCCAAACAGCAAACGCAGGCTCGTAAGCCTGTTGCTCCGCTGCGTGGTGGCGGTGCTGGCCCACGATCGGGTTTGGCTGAAGTCAACGCCTACATGAAACGACGGTACGGCGACCGCGACTAGCAGCGTGGTGACCGGCTCGAGCCGCTAGCACAGGAGCTACGGCAGTGCCTAACACCATTCTGAACCCACAAATCATCGCCCAGACGGCGGTGCGAATACTCGAAAACGAACTCGTCATGGGTCGCCGCGTCTATCGCGGCTACGAGGAAGAGTTCGACAAGAAAGTGAACGGCTACGAGATTGGCGACACCATCTCGATCCGCAAGCCGCAACAGTTCAGTGTTCGGCAAACGGCAGTGGCCGTGCCGCAAGACGTGCAAGAGGGCAAGCTCTCTCTGGTCGTCAACAACCAGAAGGGCGTTGACTTCAAGTTCAGCGGCGTCGAGCTGACCTTGAAGATTGATGCACTCGCCGACCGCGTCATCCGGCCGGCAATGGTGCGTCTCGCCAACCAGATCGACGTTGACGTGATGAACCTGTACTCGCAAATCCCCAACTGGGTCGGACAGCCGGCAACTGGTGCTGATGCTCCGATCTCGTCGTTCGCAATGTTTGCGCGCGGCACCGAGCGCCTCGATCAGATGGCGTGCCCGCAAGACGATCGCTCCGCAGTGCTGGCGCCTGACAGCTACTGGGCACTTGCTGGCGGGTCGCTGACCCAGTTCCTGCCGAGCGTCAACCAGCAATCCTACCGCGCTGGCGAGATCGGTCAGATCGCTGGTGTCGGCACCTACATGTCGCAGAACGTGCCGACGTTCACCGGCCCCGGCAACCTCGATGCTCCGGCGACCGTCACTGGTGCGCAGTCAACCACCTGGGCGGCGGCAATGAACACCGAGGCCATGCCCGGCACCATGTCTCTGGTGACCGGTGCCTGGACCGGCACCACCGTGAAGGCAGGCACCGTGTTCACGATCGGCACGGCCGCGACCGCGGTACGTGCAGTCAACCCGGTGACCAAGGCGCAGCTGCCATTCCAGCAGATGTTTACCGTGCTTGCTGATGCAACGGTGTCCGCTGGTGCGGCGACCTTGACGATCACGCCGCCGATCATCCCAACCTCGGTCGATGCGGCGTTCGGCACCACCGACATCGCAGCCGGTGCCGGTGCAACCATCCAAGTGGTGGGCGACGCCTCGGGCTCCTATCGGCAGAACCTGATGTTCCACCGCAATGCGTTTGCGCTGGTCATCGTGCCGATGGTCAAGCCGGCCGGCGCCGTTGATGTCGCACGCGAGAGCTATCGCGGCATCAGTGCTCGTCTGATCCCGTACTATGACGGCACCAACGACATCAGCAACTACCGCCTCGACGTGCTGTACGGCGTCAAGGTGATCGATAACCGCCTCGCCGTGCGCCTCAGCGGCGGCACTGCCACGCTCGGCAATCCGTCGCAGTAAAGCACTACGCCTCACCTGGGAAGCGCCAATGCGTCCTTCTTTTTTGTGTCCACTATAGGAGATGAACATGGCGAAGAAGCACCCTCCGAAAAAGAAGCGCAGCAAGGCGGACGAACCTGACTTGTTTGCCGGCGAGACCAAGGACGCTCCGGTCTCCGGCAACGTGACAATTGTCCAGCAAGTGTTTGTCACGATGCCGAGCGTTGGCGTTGTTGATGAGCTGGTGATTGAGCAGCAATGTCTGGCTCTCGCGGCCGAGCCAGATCGGATCACTGAAACCTCGGGCAATTCGCACCTGCTTGATCCCAACAGGCCAATCACTACCGATGCCGCGGGCGTGCATCTCTACTTCAAGCCACCGCTCGCTGTCGTTGCCGGCGGCACTTACGGCTTCCAGTTCCGTTGTGAATACAACGACGGAGCGACGCCGCTAGCGGCGGCCACCAAAAGCGATGCTGCCGCTGACGCCGAGCGCGCCGAAGCGGAGGCTTAATCGATGGCTCGGACACGCCGGGAGCTAATCGACGCGGTGCTCGACAATCTCGGCGTGCTCGTGCCTGGACAGGCGCCGAGCGACGAAAACGTGGCGACGGTCGATAGCATTATCGATCCCACCGTTGCCACCTTGGCGGCGCTCGGCATCATCTACATTCCCGACGCCGGCACACCCAACCCACCCGCTGGCGGCGAGATTGATGACGCTATTTTTCTGCCGGTTGCCGACAAATGTGCCTGGGCGGCGGCCGGTCGCTTCAACCAGGGTGACAATCCAGCGCTCAAGACGCTGGATGGTCAGGCCGACGTGACGTTGCGCCTGATCGGTCGTCCCGCATCCACGCGCCGCACGCTCTCGACCGACATGCAGCTGTCGGGCCGGCGTGCGCCGCTCAACCCACGCTTCTGGAGCAGCTAATGCCGCTCGGTCAGCTGCAGGTACCGTGGCCAGACAGCACGATGCCCGGCATTCGCACCCAGGAAAGCGGCGGGCGCATCATCAACGGCTACATTGATGCGCTCAGTGCCAGCGCACCGACACAGCTGATCTACCGACGGGCGCCGGGGCTGCGGTTCTTTGGTGCCTCGGCGCTCACCGGCTTTCGTGGTGCGATGCAGGTGGGTAACCTGTTGTACTGCGCGTTCAACAACAACCTCGTCACGTTCGGCGCAGCCGGCGGTGTTGCGACCGGCGTCGGCGCGGCCGGCAGCTTCACCGGCAGTGCCAGAGGCTTCTTCGCACGCAACAACAAGACCACACCAGACATGGTGTTTGTTGATCCAGCCGGGACGCAGATTGCATTCACTGCCGGCGGTGTTTTCACCAGCCCGATCGATGCCGACTTGCCGGGCGTCAATTCTGTTTGCTGCGTTGACGGCTTCTTCATTTTCACCGTCGCCGACGGTCGCGTGTTTGCCTCCGATCTC